TGGAAGTGGTGGAACAAACACTTCTGTACATACATTTGTCAGCGCCGATGTTAATGCAATTAGTTATGGATTAAACACTGATAATCAATATAATACTTATTTGTGTTCTGACGTACAATCAAATATTAATAATTTGGTTGGAATTTTAACAGTTGCAATTGGAAATAGCAGTTTGTCTTCAGTTCCTTCTGAAAATTATGGAACAGTAGATTGTGCGGATGTGAGATCATCATTGGGAAATTATGTTGGAATAATTACAACAATTATAGGACTTGGAACTGCATTTGCTCCAGAATCTTATGCTCCTTCTTTATCTTTGGGTGGAGATGTTGTTGGTTTATCCTCCTTTAAACTGACAAATAATGGAACTAGTTTGTTCAAACATGTATTTGATTCCTCTTCAGAAGATGTTATTGATATAACAACTGGTGTATTTAATATTATAAATCACAACTATCAGACTGGACAGGAACTTGTATATGATCCCGGAAGTGGTTCACCGATTGGTATTGCAACTACTTCATATGTTGGAGTAGCTGGAACCATTTTAATGGAAGTTGGTAACTTTGAAGGTACTGCAATTCTTGAAAATGGATATCCTGTCGGAATATCAACTGATATAACTGGAATATCAACAGTATTAGTTCCTGCTGGACCTACATTGAGAGTTCTCAATTCTGTTATTGGTAATGGAACAACAGGAACTAACGCAGTATTTAATGTTGTAATTACATATTCTCCAACAACTGGAAATGCTTTATCAACTTCAATAGTACTGACTAGTGGTGGAAGTGGATTCTCTGTTGGTGAAACGGTCTCTATTGCTGGAACTTACATTGGAGGGTCTACTCCTGCTAATGATCTTTCATTCGTTGTTTCCAATGTAGGTCCTACTGGAATACAGACTCTAGCAAATGAAGTTTACACAGATGTTCCATCAACTGATGGATCTGGAGCTTTATTTAATGTTTATAGAGATAATTCTGGATATGTAGATCAAATTGATGTGGTATATGGTGCTTATGGATACAATTCCAACTCTGTAGTTTCTATTGCTGGAACATATTTGGGAGGTGGAGTAAATGATTATGTTGAGTTCACTCCTATTGTATTGGGTGTAGATAAATTACCTTCTCAACTTTTTGCATATAAGTTTAATGATAATCAATTTGCAGTACTTGGACTATCAACAAGTCCCAATTTCTTAGTACCTACTTCACTGGGAACTGAAAATCATAGTATTAAACTTAAAGATCCAAACTCAAGCTGCATAATTTCAATAGATGGAATTGTACAACCAGCATTAAGACAAAACTTAATTTCTGTATCTTTACCAGCAGTGTCAACAGCTTCTACAACATTGTTAGACGTAACTTCAGGAATTACCTCACTAACTTCTGGTGATGTTCTTAATATTGATGATGAATTTATATTAGTCAAAAATATCTATAGAATTGATAATAAGATTGAAGTAAATAGAGGATATCTTGGTACTATTGCTGGTGTTCATACTGTTGGAGCATCAGCTACAGTCTTAACTGGAGCATTTACTATAGATGGTGATACAATCTACTTTACTAAACCACCATATGGACCTTCAGGACCAGCTGGATTGCAAACAAGTTCATCATTCTCTGGTAGAGTATTTTCTAGACAATTTGATGCTGGTGAACCAATAGATAAAAACATTATTCTTGATGACATATCAAAGTCTTTCACTGGACTTGCATCAACTGAATTTGTAATTAAAACTAATGGTGAAAGTACAACGACAATATTTAATGATATAAATTCTGTAACTTTAACTAATAACAATCCATTAATTTTTATTAATAATGTTTTTCAAGTACCTAATGTTGACTTTACTGTTGATGGTTCTGGTGAAAATGTACTGAGATTTTTAACCGGTAGTCCATCTGCAGGCAAGATTTCCAAGGTATCAATAACTACTTCTTTTGGATATCAACCAAGAAGAGTAGCAACAGCTGATGCTACAGTTTCTGTTGCAGGAACAATTTCTGCAGTAACCTTAGATGGACTTGGTTCTGGATATAGATTCCCACCAGCAGTAAGTATTGCATCAACTGTTGGAACTGGTGCAAGTATTGTTGCAATTGTTGGAACCAGTGGAACAACTTTAGGTCAGATAACTCAAATTCAAGTTATAGATGGTGGATCTGGATACGCAATCACTTCTCCACCAAGGGTATTAATTGGTATTCCAACTGGATATAGTAATATGGGTGTTGCTTACACCGGTGGAACATCTGGTGTGGGTCAGGATGCAAAACTTACAGTTACGGTTGGTCAGGGATCCAGTATTACATCATTTAAGTTTGATAATCCGGGTCTTGGATACAAAGTTGGCGATCAACTTAAGATTGTTGGTATTCCAACTAATTCTATCAGAAATGAACAGTTGAATGTAACTAATGCACTATATGATAATGTTGGTGGAATTACTACAATAACGACATTGGAAGAACATCAGTTAAGTATTGGTGATGACATTCGTTTGAGTGGTATTGCATTTACATGTGGTTATGATGAAGTCGGTATTCAAACTTTCTCTTACGATGAGGCTAGTGGAATTTGTACAGTTGTTACTTATTCTCCTCATGGACTATTGAGAGATGATGTGCCTGCAAATCAAACTAGTGATGAAGTATTCCTATTCAATTTACCTTTCTCATGCGCTGCGGAACATGCTGGCGTCACTACAACAATTTTCCCAGACGGTACATCTCCATATGGAAGGGTATTCCCAGTTCTTACTTCAATAAGTTCAACTAGTTTCACTATGAATGCTGGCGTTTCAACCATTCCACATGTATTTGAAGGTTGGCCAGAAATTGGAATCACTACATTCTCTTATGAAAATCTTACTGGAATTTCAACGGCAACTACATCGTCTGATCATGGATTCGCTGTTAATGATAAGTTTACTCTTGCTGGACTGGCATTCACATGTCTAAGTGTTCACGCTGGTGTTACCACAACTATCTTCCCAGATGGAACATCTCCTTATGGATATACATTCACTGTAACTGGTGTAACTACAAATACTGTTACATTTAATGCAGGAATTTCAACAATCGTTCATGAATATGTTGGTGGAGGAATTGTTAAAAAAGTTCCAACAGCTCAGAGAGTGTTAAGATACACTGATGATAGTACTGATGGTGCATACGACTTTAAAGTTATTGGAATTCCTACAACAGGTGCAGGAACTACAAATACATTCTCAGTTCTCGCTGGAGTCACTACTATTACACACTTCTATACTGAAAGCACTGGAATCGTTTCATTCAGACAACCAGAAGAATTTGTGGTTACTGTGGAAGAAGTTCAAAATGATACTTTCACTGGATTATATCCTGGACAATTCATTCAGTTTGATGATATTTCCCCCGCCTTCAACGGATTTAGAACCAAATTCACTCTATCCGTCACAGAATCAGGAATCAAACAAATATTAAATTTAAACACCCTTGAAGGTTCTGATCTTGATATTACAAATAATATTTTTGTATTCATTAATGATGTTTTACAAATACCACAATCATCGTATACTTTTAAAGGAAGTAGAATTATCTTCAAAGAAGCTCCTATCGCAAATTCTTCTTGTAGTGTTCTTTACTATAGAGGTTCATATAGAGATGTTGAAGAAGTTACTCCACCAGAAACAATTAAACCTGGTGATAAAGTAACGTTGAAGGAAAATAGAAATGATTTGTTTGATCAAGATCAAACACCAAGAACTGTAAAAATAATTAATTCCAGTGATCAATTTGATACATTTGTTTATGGTGGCGTTGGTATTCTATCAGCAACTGATAGAATTAGACCAATTACTTGGGAAAAACAGAAAAATGATAGAATTATTTCTGGTGCTCTTTACAGTAAATCAAGACCTGGTTTGCGATCCGGTATAGTTCCAAACGCAACTTTGATTAAAGATATTGCTGCGGGAGATACTGAAATTTACGTGGATAATGCGTTCCCAATGTTTGCTGAATTGGATTCCTTAAATGAAAACTTAAGAGACATTACTATTATTGATGATAGAAATGTTGAAGAAGCCCTTGTTAATACTACTGTTTCTGGAGCTTCAACAGTTTCTTCTGTCAATATTACTTATGGTGGAGTTGGATATGCAAATACATTATCACCAAAAGTTACCATATCCTCTTCATCAATTCTTAGAAAAGATCCAATCTATAACTGGTCTGGTGTTGTTGTTTCTGGTATTGATACCACTACTGATCAATTCAACGCCATTACCGTTGGAACTCCATATGTAGCAGTAGGAAATAGTTCACTTTTTGCATATTCTAATGATACTTACAACTGGTATTCCGGAAATGTTGGTGTCGGATCTACAACAAACCTAACTTCCGTACATTCTGTTGGAGCAGGATCTTCATCCATTATAGTAACAGTTGGTGATTTTGGTACTGTCGCGTATTCTTCTGGATATGGGTCAACCTTAACAGAATGGTCGGAATTGGGACTTTTTGAAGATGTTTTCGTATCTGGTATTGGATTAGTTGGACAAAATCCATCATCATATAATGGCACACTTAATTCTGTGACTTATGGAGCTGGTTCTTGGGTAACTGTTGGAACTGGTGGATCCATCTTTACTGGTCCAGGAATCGTTACAAGTAAATTTACAAGTAGATTCTCTGGAGTTCTTGAAAATCTGAATTCTGTCGCATATGGTAATGGATATTTTACTTCTGTTGGAAATAATGGAACTGTATTGACATCAAACGCCGGAATTGTTTGGGATTTACATTTAACTGGAGTTCCACTGCAAAAGTTTAATGATATTATGTTTGATGGAACCAGGTTCGCCATTGTTGGCGATAATGGAACTATTGTTATCTCTCTTACAAGAGATACTTATCAGGAGATATCTAATAATATTTCTTCATCTGAAAATATTCTAAAGATATCTTATTATGGAGGTATCTATTTAATCTTAACTTCTGCAAACAAACTTTACTATTCTTTTGATTTAATAGATTGGAGTTATAGAGACACCCAAGTTTCTAATCAAATAACAGATATAGTATCTACAGATGAAACTCTATTTGATGGTGGATATGTATCTGTAGGATATGCAGGAACAGTTGTAAAAACAACAGAAGAATATCACAGAGCAACAGCCGTTGGATCTGTGGTAAATGGAGTAGTTGATTCTATCATTATTACTGATGGTGGTTTCGGTTACGACGTTAATAATCCACCAGTAGCAATTGTTGAATGTGATACTTTCAAGAGAGAAACTATTAAGTCATTTAAAATTATTGGTGATTATGGAAAACTTGTTGGGGTTAACACTTTCCTTGCAGGAACTCCTGGAATTGGGACAACCTCACCAAAACTTGAGTTTGTTTTACAATCTGAACAATATGATAATTCAACCTTAGGAATTGGATATTCTGCTCCGAATAGTTATGGTATCGTCTATTCCCAATTAAGTAAAGGTGACTATTTCATCATTAAAAACAGTAATGTAGTTACTGATGGTAATTTAGTTGCTATATCAACATTCTTAGGTGGAATGGGCAATTATCCAAATTCGGTGGTTGGTGTTGCTACAAACTTTATAGATGGAGTCTACATAGTAGAAGATGTATCACCTCAATATGCTGGTATTGTGACTGTAACATGTCACTTTGCACCAGATTCTGGGAATAGTATTAACGTTGCGCCAAGAGGTGAATTTGATGGTGTCAACTTTGCTGGTGTGGGTACTAATGGATTCTATGGAGATTATAGTTGGTCTAAACTCTATGATTTCCAAAATAGATCTCTAAACGTAAAAGGTGGATTAAGTTTTGAAACTTATACCGATCAAGGTCTTGCCGGACTTAATACCTCACCAAAAGTTATAAGAACAAGAACAATAACGGGTCAATAGTAACTAAATAAAGAAAAACACCTAGTAACAATGCCTGCTATTATATCAGATCAATTTAGAATTTTGAATGCTGAAAACTTTGTTAAAAGTGTCTCTGGTGTCGGAGACACTACAAACAAATATTATAGTTTTATTGGATTACCAAATTCTAATTCTCCAGAATCTGGAGGATCAACAACTTGGTCTACAAATGTACCTTCTCCTTTAGATGGATTCAAAGAAGAATCTCAGATAAAGGAAAGTATTATTGCTATGAAACAAATTACCAATCAAGATGTTAGGAGATTGGTAAGAAAAGTAGAGTGGGTTGCTGGTAATACTTATGAAATGTACAGACATGATTATAACATTTACAATCCCACACCAGTAACTGGTCAGTCTAGTTTATATGAATCTAATTATTATGTTGTAAATGAAGATCTTAGAGTTTATGTCTGTCTCCAAAATGGAACAGATCCAGAAAACCCAAAGGGTCGTCCTTCATACGACCAGCCAACATTCATTGATTTGGAACCAAGAGCAGCAGGTACGTCGGGTGATGGTTATATTTGGAAATATCTATACACAATTAAACCAGCAGAAATCGTAAAATTTGACTCTATTGAATATGTACCAGTTCCAGATGACTGGGGTAATGTAGGGGAATCTATTGCTACTAAAAATAATGCTATTGATGGAAAAGTTGAAGTAGTTCTTATTTCAAACAGGGGTTCAAATTATCAACCAATTTCAACTTCTTTTTCGGATGTTCCTATTTTGGGAGATGGTACTGGAGGTAAGGCAACAGTAACTATTGACTCATTTGGTAAAGTATCTGAAATATTTGTTACTGAGGGTGGAACTGGATATACTTATGGATCAATTGAGTTTTATCCTGGAAGTCCAGGAACAGAAATTAATGGGCCGTTAGCTAAATTAAGTAATACTGGTATCGGAACAACATCAAAAGCTTCATTTAACGTTATCGTTCCACCAAAAGGTGGTCATGGATATGACGTTTACCGAGAATTGGGATCATATAGAGTTCTTTTATATTCTAGATATGAGACTGTTGAGAGTAATCCAGATATTATTGTTGGAAACGATTTTGCTAGAGTGGGAGTAATTAGAAATCCAACAGTTTTTGGAAGTGACACTGAAGTATTAAATGTTTCTCTTGTTAGTGGCTTAAAAGCCCTCAAGTTGGGAGGAATAACAACTACCACCACATATGGTGTAGACTCTGTAATTAAACAGACTGTTGGACTTGGTTCAACTGCGATCGGTTATGTGGCTTCTTGGGATTCAACAACTGGTGTTCTTAAGTATTATCAACCAACTGGTCTTGCTTCTAGTGAGTCTGGATATAAAATTATTCCGTTCACATCTAATCCTGATGCGGGATATGGAACTACAATTAACTGTAGTTCAATTATTGGTCCAGCTTTGAGTATCCAAAGTTCATTTAATGGTATAACTACAACAATAAATAATAGAATATACCAATTGGGGCACAATTTTATCTCTGGAATATCTTCAGCAGAATTTAATACCAAGTCTGGAGATATCATATACATAGACAATAGGGCCCCCATCCCAAGATCTTCTAATCAAAAAGAAGATATAAAAATTATACTGGAGTTTTAAGATACAATGGCACAAAATACCAATTTAAACACTTCTCCATATTTTGATGATTTTGACGGATCAAAAAATTATAAAAGGGTATTATTTAAGCCAGGAACTCCAATACAAGCGAGGGAGTTGACTACCCTGCAATCTATTTTGCAAGATCAAATTGAAAAATTTGGAAAAAATACCTTCAAAGAAGGTTCTGTAGTAATTCCTGGTAGTATTGCATATGATCCAGAATATACTTGTGTTCAAGTTGACCCAACTCACTTAGGAGTTGACGTAACAACTTACTTGGAAAGTTTTGTTGGTAAATTAATTAAAGGTGCGGAAAGTGGGGTTACCGCAAAAGTAGAGAGATATCTTTCCGCAACAGATTCTGAAAACGAAAATAATACTCTTTATATTAAATATCAAAGTTCTGGTGAAGAGAATTTTTCAATATCAACTTTTATTGATGGTGAAGACTTGGTTTCTGTGGGAACTGTAAATTACGGTGTTTCCAGTATAAGACAAGATTCAACCTTCGCTACATGTATAATTTCTGATTCTGTAGCCACTGGATCTGCAGCTAAAATAGAAAATGGTGTATATTTTCTAAGAGGATTTTTTGTAGAAGTATTCTCCCAAACTATACTTTTAGATCAATATTCCAATTTCCCTTCATATAGAATCGGATTAACTGTTGAAGAAGAAGTTGTTGTCGCTTCTCAACAAAATCGTGATTTATATGATAATGCAAGAGGATTTTCTAACTTTGCAGCTCCTGGTGCAGATAGGCTAAAGATAACCGCTACATTATCAAAGAAAACTTTAGAAGATTTCAACGATGAAAACTTCATTGAACTCATGAGAATTGAGAATGGAGTTTTATCAAAATTCACAAAAAAAGTTGAACTGGATAAACTGATAACGGATGTTCTAGCAAGAAGAACTTATGATGAGTCTGGTGATTATTATGTCACTCCATTCAAGGTCTCTGCAAAAGAAAGTTTAATAAATGGAATTGGAAATGATGGAGTATATAATTTCAATACATTAACAAAACAAGGAAATATTCCTAGTGAGGATTTGTTGACACTTCAAATTTCTCCAGGAAAGGCGTATGTAAAAGGATATGAAGTTGAAACTATTAACACTATTAATATTGATCTGGAAAAACCCAGAACTACAAAAAATGTAAAAAATTCTTCAGTAACTATAAATGCTGGAAATCAACTTGAACTTAATAATGTATATGGATCAACTACTATTGGATTTGGAAATACTAGCCAAGTAAAACTATTTTCAAATAGAACATCTACTCCAGGATCTTCTTCCGGAATTGAAGTCGGTGTTGCCCGAGTTCTAGACTTAAAACTAAAAAATGCTGCATATGAAGATGCATCAACAGTTTTTGAAACAGTATTATATGATATTCAGACATTTACATATTTAAATTTAAATACAACAGTAACACTAACTTCTCCTGCTTATATAACTGGAGATAATAGTGGCGCAACTGGATTTTTATATGAAGATGTCACAAATTCCAATCAGTTAGTATTGTATCAAGTAAGTGGTAAATTCATCCAAAATGAAAATTTGAAGTCTAATGGAGTTACCTTATCAAGAACCGTAACTTCAGTAAAAGATTATTCTATTAATGATGTAAGACAACTCACAAGTCTTGATGAAACGACTTTTACCGCAGATACCTTACTAGAACAACCAATATATCTTGCTCCACAAACATCCTCATTTACTATTAGCGCTGCTTCTGCAGGTGTAAGTACAATAACCACTTCTAATAAAAACTTTGGTGTAGGAATAAGTACAGGTGATATAATTTCTTATACAAAAACTGGAGAAATTGTACCTACTTTTAATAGAGTAAAGTCAGTAACTCAGACTCTAAAATCAGTAGTTATTGAAGCAACTACAAGTGTTACTAATGTTTGTTCTGGAACACTACCAACTTCTTCAGTTACTTCAAATGAAGTATTTAAGGTTGTTCCAGAAGTTAAAAACTCAAAAGAAGCATATCTTTTTGAAGAATTAGAACATAGTGATATATCTTCTGTTGATTTAAGTAGTGCTTCTTTGGTTTATAGAAGATCTTATCCTGTAACCATATCAAATAATAGTGTTACTGCAACTCTTGAAAGTGATACCACAATCACTGCAGAACCATTTGATGAAGAAGATTATACCTTGATTTATGATGATGGTACAATTGAACCCTTGACCAGCGATCAATTCACCGTTAGTGGTGGAAGAACCGTAATTTTAGTTGATTTATCCAAGGCTAGTGGTTCTGCTACTTTAATAGCCACCCTTAGAAAACAAGAATTAAAGTCAAGAAAGAAAATCCATAGAAGATGTGAAGTTTTAATTTTAGACAAATCAAATAAGGCATCTTCTGGAATTGGAACAACAACTCTGAACGATGGATTGACATTTAGTTCAATATATGGGACAAGAGTCCAAGATGAACAAATTTCACTTGGTGTTCCAGATGTAACTGATTTATTAGGAGTCTTTGAGTCTTCTGATGAAAACGAACCTGATTTTGCCAAACTTCAAATCATTAACTTAAATGCCAATATTTTAAATTCAATAAAAGGTGAAATAATTTACGGAGAAACAAGTAATGCTAGAGCATTATTAATATCAAATAATGGTTCAAACCAAGTTGATATGGTATATGTGAATGAAAATACTTTCATTCAAGAAGAAAAAGTTACTTTCTTGGAATCTGGAATAACTGCAAATGTCAGTTTGGTAATAGAGGGGGATAGAGATATTACTGATGACTTTATCTTCAACAGTGGGCAAGAACTTGATATTGTTAATTACTCATACCTGAAGAGAAAAGATGGAAGAACAGCTCCTACTAGAAAAATAAAAATCATTTATAATTCCTATTATATTGATCCTTCTGATGATGGACAAATTACTGTTGCAGATTCTTATGGAATTAATCAGTTCTCTGGAAGGACGGTAGAAGTTGCCCCAGGTTTAAATACGACTGACATTGTTGACCTAAGACCAAGAGTTGATCCATATGATTTTGCAACTGCAACGAAATCGCCATTTGAATATAATGCAAGAACTTTTGATCCAGGAACTAATTCTTCATCATTAATATTAGCAAAAGATAAACCACTTGTTATTTCTTATAATTACTATGTCCCTAGAATTGATAAACTTTATCTAACAAAAACAGGAGAATTTGTAATAAGCAAGGGTATTCCTGATGACTTCCCAACATTACCTGATCCAGTTGATGGAGCTTTAGAAGTCGCTACAATTTATCTACCTGCATATGTTTATTTTACTGAAGATGTACAGGTAAGGCTTGCTATACATAAGAGATATCGTATGCAAGATATCGCTAGAATTGAAGATAGATTAAAGAACGTTGAATATTATACTTCATTGAGTCTTCTTGAAAGTGAAACTAAAAACTTGTCTTTAAAAGATGCACAAACTGGTTTAGATAGATTCAAAACAGGATTTTTAGTTGATAATTTCAAATCATCTCTTTCTGGTTTCCTTGGACATCCAGCTCATAAGTGCAGTATTGACACTGTTGAAGGTGTTGTCAGACCACAACACTATACTACTTCTATAGACCTTCTCTTGGGATCTGAAGCAGTAGTTGGAAATTCAAACACATCAGATCCAACTGCAGATTATAGATTTGTCAAAGATTTAGGAACACCAAATACAGTAAAGGTTGGTGATGTTGTCTGTTTGAAATATAAAGATAAAGAGTGGTTGAAAAATAAGTTTGCAACTAGAGTTGAAAACGTCAATCCTTTCCACGTTGTAAACTGGATTGGTCAAATTGAATTGAATCCAGCTACAGACACTTGGATTGAAACTAAGAAAACTAAGAAAATTGAAGATATTGAAGGAAATTATAATTCAACTGTTCAACAGTTAGGTGTTGACACTAATACTGGACTTACTCCAATTGATTGGGGTTCTTGGGAAACAACTTGGACGGGAACCAAAGAAACAAATAGAGTTAATATGGGTTCAATTTTCCAAGGTAGTACATTAGTTTCATCGTCAACTCGTAGAGGACGTTTCCGACACGGTAGAGGAGTTCCCATTACAACTACGAAAACATACCGAGATCAATATATAAATTTCCAAAACGTCACCACGTTAACAACAACTAAACAATCTAGAAAAGGTATTCAATATAAAGTTGGTGAAAAATTTGATACAACGAATCTAGGCGATAGAGTTGTATCAACTGATGTTATCCATACCATGCGTTCTAGAAATATTGAATTTATTGCTAGAAGACTCAAACCAAAAACTAGACTGTACACATTCTTTGATAATATTGATGTAAACAAATATACTTTACCAAAATTAATTGAAATTCAGATGAAGAGTGGTACTTTCCAACTTGGAGAGGAAGTTAGTGGCAAGTTGGGTAATGTATCTATTAAGTTTAGACTTGCAAAACAGAATCATAAGTATGGACCATATAATAAACCAACTCAAGTATTTGTTGAGAACCCATATAATGTAAATGAGAATTTACCAGGATCATATTCAAGTACATCAACGGTATTGAATGTTGATACTGCTAGTTTGGAACTTCAGGCTGCTTCCGGGTTCTTTGGATATGTTGTGAAAAATATGAAGTTAAAGGGTAAGACCAGTGGCGCTGTTGCACAAGTTAGTAATCTACGATTAATTACTGATGCTTCTGGTACTCTAATTGGATCTTTGTTCATTCCAGATCCAACTTTACCATCTACGCCATCATTTGAAACTGGAACTAAAACTTTTACATTAACTACAAGTAAAACTAATGTTACAATATCTGGATCAACAGATAGTAGTGGTGAAGCAAAATTTGTTTCATCTGGTACTCTTAATAATGTAGAAGAAGTTACTTTAAGAATCAGAAATGCAACTATTGAAAGAAATATTAAAACAGATGAACAAGTTTTAAAATCTTCAAAAACAGAAACAAAAGCTTCCACAACATTTTCAAATAGATCAACTACACAGACAAGATGGGTTGACCCTCTTGCTCAATCTTTTGAAGTTCCAGATGATCCTGGAGTATTCATTACAAAAGTTGACGTTTTCTTTAAAACTAAAGATACTAAAAATTTGCCAGTTACTGCACAAATACGAACAATGCAAACTGGTTTGCCAACTCAAGAAATCTTGCCTTTTGGTGAGGTTATCTTAGATCCATCTGAAGTTATTCTTTCGGAGGATGGTAGTAAAGCAACTAGTTTTGTATTCCCATCTCCAGTTTATTGTGAAGGTGGTACTTCATATTGCGTTGTTTTATTATCGGCTTCAAATGAGTATACCTGTTTTATTTCAAGAATGGGTGAAGAAGATGTGACAACTGTAAACAAGATTGAAGCGGAAAAAATCATTGTATCTCAACAACCTCTCCTTGGTTCTCTGTTCAAATCACAGAATGGTGCAACATGGGACCCAAGTCAGTTGGAAGACCTGAAATTGACCATATACAGAGCCGAGTTCTTTGAAGGAACTTCAACTGTTAGATTCTATAATCCAGCTTTGGACATTGGAAACAAACAGATTGCAACTCTACAACCAAATCCACTAGATGTTATATCAAGATCAATGTTGATCGGTATTGGAAAGAGTTTATCTGCTTCTGAACAGACAAATCTGACACCAGGAGTTACAGTATTGCAAAATAATAATGGCAATTTCAGTGGAAAACTAGTTAGTGTTGTTGGTGCCATTGGTATTGGAAGTACTCTTGCTGTAAGCGCTGTTGGCAGTGGATTTACGTCTGGATTTAAGACGTATTCAAATGTTGATCTAGTTTCTTTGACTGGAAATGGAACTGGAGCCAAAGTAAATCTCAGTGTCAATGGTGGAGTAGCTGTTGCTGCGACTGTCTCAATTGGTGGCACTGGATATACATTTGGTGATGCATTGACTGTTGACTACACCCAAACAGATTCAAGAGGAACTAGTTTGGTTCTATCAATACCAAATATCACTGGAATTATTTCTGCTTTCAACGGATTAGTTGTTGAAAACGTACAAGGCAACCCAGTCCAAAATGCAACTGATGATCTATTCTATGTTGGTACTTCTGGAACATCAAACCTTTCTAGTGCGAAGGTAAAATATATCAATATAATTGACGATGGATTACACTTTAGAGTTTCTCATAGAAATCACGGAATGTATTCAACCAATGATTTTGTGACTTTGAGTGGAATGGAACCAGACGTAAAACCAGTAACTTTAGAATCTTCACTTTCACCTTCGTCTACCGAACCTATTGTTGTAAGTTCTGTTGGAATTCTTACATCATTTGAAAATTTACCAGTAAGTTCACTAAATCCAGGATATGTTTTAATTGACGATGAAGTTATCAAGTACACTGGAGTAGTAACTTCAACAAGTTCTATAACCGGAATTCAAAGAAGTGTTGGAGGAACTATCGCTGGACAATATGATAGTAAAACTAAGGTATATAAGTATGAACTTAGTGGTATTTCTCTAACAAGAATAAACAAAACACATAGTCTTGCAGATAGCAATCAGGATGTATATCCAAATGATTTAGATTACTATTATCTGCAGGTTGATCAAGAAGGAGAACCAGGAGTTGCTTCTACTGATAGATCTTCATCAAATGCAAATGGTTTCCCAGAATTATATTTTAGACAAACTAAATCATGTGGATCATATGAAGTTGTTCCTTTGGTTTCTTCTGAAAGTGGTCAGAAAGCAACACAAAATATTCCATTCAATACAGTTCATCCAAAACTACAAATTATGTCCCCAGCAGGAACTTTTGCTACCGCAAGAATTAGAACTGTATCGGGATCAACTCCAGACTCAAGTCTATTATCTTTCGTTGATCAAGGATTTGAATCTGTTTCCTTGAATGAAACGAATTATCTTTCCAGTCCAAGAATAATTGCATCAAAAATTAATGAAACTAAGTGGTTGAGTGAATTGCCTGCTTCCAAGTCATTTACTCTGGAAGTTGATCTTACTAGTGAGAATGATCTAGTAAGTCCAATGATTGACTTGGATCGTGTAAACTTAATTACTATTGGAAATAGATTAAATTCTAAGATCTCTAACTATAAAACAGATTCAAGAGTAAATTCACTATTTGGTGATCCTACTGCTGCTACTTATTTGAGTAAGATTGTTAATTTGGAGAAACCAGCAGATAGTATTAAAGTTCTATTTGATGCTTATAGACATTCTACTAGTGATATACGAGTTCTCTATAGATTGTTTAGGGTTGATTCCAAGTCAGAACCTCTCTGGGAATTATTCCCTGGACATAAAAATCTTGATGTTAATAAAAATATCAAGAATATAAATGATAATGATGGAACTTCTGATACTTTTGTAGGAGCTTCAACAACAGAGGATGACTTTAGATCATATGAATATAACATCAAAAATCTTCCACAGTTCAGTGGTTTCCAAATTAAGGTGTTAATGACAGGATCTAATTCATCGTTTGTTCCCAAAATTAGAGACTTTAGAGCAATTTCGTCTATTTAAAACATGGATTTAATACCAGTCAAAAATAATAAACAATTATGTAGAGATCCGGAATCTGGAGCAATAGTAAATGTTTCAAATTCCGAATATGAAGATTACATCCATAGAAAACAACAAAAACTTTCGGAACGTGAAGAAATTGAAAATCTAAAGTCAGATGTAAGTGACATAAAAGATATGATGAAACTTATCATTCAAAAGTTAGATTCTAATTCATAAATACTTAAAAAAGGACTCTAATAATGGCGGCAAGGAATGTAAATTTAGTTCTTGAACAGGGAGTTGACTTCCAAGCGACTTTTACAATCAATAATACAAATAATGCCCCATTAAACTTGACAGGATATACTGGAATTTCTTCAATCAGAAAACATCCATCATCATCTACAGCATATCCACTTACACTAGAATTTCCCGATAGATTAAATGGGAAAGTTAGAGTTTCTATGGGATACACTGCTACCAGTGCAATGGAAGGTGGCAGATATGTTTATGATGTTATTTTGATTGAAGAAATTCCAGTATATCCTGTCAAGTTTAATGGGGCATTATTTGTATTA